ACCTAATTTGTGAATTGTTCTAAATGGTGCAACTGTGTCGTTCTGGTCATACGTTGTTGGAACAAGTTGAGAGTTTACAATTTCGTTTAAATCAAAAAATGCTCTTGCATAGTTACTTGAAACGTCTGGTGCATAACCATTGCGTCTTTGTTTGATCTTAGCAAGAAGCGTTCCACTTGCGTCTGTGTCTCTAACTTCCATCACTATTTTGTAGTAAAAATAAGACGAAATGTCGTCACTTCTGTAAATCATATATCCACAAGCTGGTGTGTAATTAGTTAGAACGGGAACTCTATCTGTGCCAGAAGCCGAAGTGTTGTCATCAATTGGTTGTTGTATTATTTCAAATGCCATAGTTTATTTTTTTATACAAAGTAATTATCAAAATCAAATAAGTTTTCTAAATCTTTTACGAGTGCTTTTTCCACTTCTTCTTGCATATCAATTATATTTAATAATAATGGTTTAGAAAAGAAGCCCGTCCCTTTTAAACCTTCTTTATATATTGACGTTGCGATTGCTATTTTCATTGAACTTCGTGTAATAAAACGCCCCTTTGCGTCTCTCGTTCCTTTTATTCCTTTTTTAATCACCCATTTGTCAAGTGCTTTTGTATTTATCATTTTAAATTTTCCACTAAATTTTGGTGACTGATTAAGTCCAAAAATAGTGTTTGCCCATTGTCCGTCTTGTCCTTTTAATGGTTTTTTGCTTCTTAAAGGTCTTTTGTTTTTAAACCTTTCTCCAGTTCCTTTGACACCAGTATCAACAAAAGCACCATATCCGTTCATTTTAAACATCACACTTGGTCTTAAAGTGAAGTTTCCACGCACTTCATAATCTATTGAATTATACAAAGAGCCGTCACCTTTCTTATTTCTTTTCAATCTTTTTTTAGCGTCTTTGACTTGTTTCTTTCCAAATGACGCAAGAGCTAAACGAAAGTTTGTATAGTCAGCCATTATGTGTTATTAGTTTGTGGAACATTACAAAGGTTATTTTGATTCTGGCAAACGATATTAAAAGTCCCAGCCCAGCCCGTTAGCATATTAGAAAAACGACTTGTGAATGGCGACAATTGAATCGGCATTTCAAGGTCAGTGCGTTGGTCAGCCCAAGAGCTTGTTTGTGTTGCTTGGACAAAATTAGCAATCACGTCTTTAAGAATTAACAACGTTTCAGAATAAGCGTCATTTAGTCCAGTCATATCCTCTTGAATTTGGTCTGCTATTATTACAGTAAATGAATATGTCAACGTTTGTGCGTCCACACTGACTGGTTCTGGCTCAACATACATCAATGGAAATTGTGACAAGTTCATTTTTTCAATATCTACGTCATTCAAACTACCAGAATTGAACGAGTGTATTTCGTGATGGTTTGTCGCAATATCCTCAAACGTGTTTATCATTTGACGATATGTGATATTCATATATGTATTGTTATTATCTTGTGCCATTACTTTGTTCTTTTTCTAAAATAAATTTGTCTTGTTTATACGCCAAGAACGTTAACGCTTTATATATTTTTATTTTTGTCACTTCTTCAAACTTCAATAAATCTCCGTTTGCTATTTCATATATAATTGGATACCAGCCCCACTTTTCCTTGTATCTTATGTCTGTTGTCACTCTCCTTTCTGTCTCTTTGCCTTCGTCTTGCTTTATGTCTGTGGATTCAAAGAGTTGCTTAAATCTTCCAAAAGTATCTCGCCTAAAGAAAAAAAAAAGTTAAGAACCCCTAAAGCATAACTCATTGGCAAGTCTTTCATTGCTTCTTTCTTTTCTTCCGTTGGATCGTAGCTTTCAACTTCATATCGTCCAAACATATTGACATCACCAATTTGCTTTCTATATAGTATTGACATAATCTTGTGTAGATTCTTTGTTGAATCTTCGCAATATGTCTCCAAGTCAATAAACTCTCCAGTTGTCATTTCTGACATATTGGGAATGATAGCAAACTTTTCGTTTTTAAACGTTATGTGTTTTTCTATCTTTATTTCGCTTGGGTCTTCTTTAGTCATTTGAATTAATATATTTGAGACCTTTTGCAAGTCACCAAATGACATATTTTTTAAGACCTTCTTATCCACATCACAAAACAAAGAAACCATTTCAAGCGTCTTTGTCTTTTCTCTTTTTTTGCTTTCCATTATGTCCATAAACTGTTGATATTGCCTTATTGTTATATCAGCCCAGTTGTCTGGAACTCTTAATTTTATTTGCTTCATTTTTTATAAATATATTTTTTCCTTTTTTGTTTCAACTAATATAATATTTTCCACTGTAAGACACCATTAATTTGTTTAGACAAACATATCTCACCGAATCAATACTGTGATTAAATGCGTCAATTGGCTTGTTTGTGATGTCACCATTCTTGTCTTTTATCCATTTATAGTTTCTAAATTCTTTGATTGTGTTGACACTTCTTTTTGTGATATTGAGCTTATGTCGTTTCATAACATCAATTCCAATACGAATAGAATCTGCACCCTTTTTTGCCCCCTTTATGTTGATACCAGTTTGAAGGCGAAAGAGTTCTTCAATACTCTTTGGCTCACTAGAATCGGCAAAACATTCCGCCCCTCGTTCAAGTCCCATTGTTTTCATTCGTTCTCCAATGTCTTGATTTGTAAGTCCTCGTTCATATAATAGCTCATCAATATACAAGTCCAAGTCGTGCTTATATACGCCTACAATTGTTGTGGGGTCTGCACTAAAGCCAAAATCTAATCCATAAGAAACAAGCTTTGCATTGTCTGGAATGTTGTCAACAATGTTAAATGAAGGAAAGACCGTTTCCGTTGACACACCTCTTTGACCTTTTCCAAATACATTAAAAAGATTTTCGTCCACTTCTTTCAAGCGTTCTATTTCTTTTATTGTGGATTCTTGCAAAAAGGGGTTGTCTTTATATGTTGATATGTGAAAGTCCACGTCATCTCTATTTGCGTCTATTATTTGAGAATAGAGCCAATGAAACTCGTCACTTGGATTAAAGTCTATAATAATTTTATATGTGGTTCTTAATGAAAGTTGAATGAACGTTTCGTGACTAAACTCATTGCACTCATTCAAAAATAGAATTTGTCTTTGACGACCTCTAATCTTGATTTCAGAATCGCAACTTATAAATTCAAAATTGTTTCCATATAAAGAATAAATGTGATTAGATTTATTGTGATTTTTTTCAGTATATAAATTTTCTTTTTTTAGTATGTCAAAAAAATCTCGCATTGATGTTGCTCTTAAACTTGGGAATGTCTGACGAGCAATTGTTATGTAAAACCCTTTTCCAGCGTTCTTATAAGCAAACTCAATTAGTGCTAATAAAACAGAATAAGTCTTTCCGCTTCTTGTTCCGCCTTGTAGAACACAAATTCTTTTGGTTGACTTTTTTAAATCATAATATGGTTTCGCTTGTTTCTTCATCATCATTGATCCAAGATGGCGGACTTGCCGAAACATTAACATTTTGGTCTGGCAATCCTTCTATTCTGTCAAGTATTTCTTTAATGGCTTTTAATTTTTCATTGTTATTAGAATCTTTATGGAAAGCAATTTGTATTAACATTTTAGCAATAGGGCTTCCAAAGTCACCCACACCACCCATATTTGTGTCTTGTGTTGCAAGTAATTCTTTTAATACTGTTGCCACATTCCTTCGTCCTTTTGGTCGTCCTCGCTTTTCTGGTTGATTGTCTGAACTAAATTGCGTTGCTTTGTTTGGAAATTTATTCATAGTTCCGTTTTTATACCGTTTTTTCATTTATTAATATCTCCCTAAACAAATGTTCCATTACATCTACTGTGATAGAGTTTCCAGCTTGTTTATATAATTGTGTATCACTTATTCCTATTTCTCTACATTTATCTACAAAGCTATCAGGAAAACCCTGTAATCTAAAACACTCTGTTGGTGTTAATCTTCTTATTTTATTTTGGACTTTTACACCAGCGCCATTATTACTTGCCCTTAAACAATAAGAACTTTCACTTTTACCAATAATAATAGAACCACCAAACTTTTCAGAATTACCAAGTTTAACGGGGTTTACTTCAAAACAAGGTGTATCACCACCAATTTTAAGTGTTCTACAAACACCATTAACATCTACGGGCTGTCTTTCTTTAAAATTGCTTTTTTGTATTCCCTTAATCATTTTATCACTTAAATAATACTTTTCATCTACCTCTATTCCAATACCTTTTAATTTATTCCCACCCTGTGCTGACAAACAACTCATATTTCCATTAATGTTGTGTATCCTATCCCCCTGATAAGTAGATTTTTTAACTTCTTCAATATCATCATTCCTTAAATAGTATTTACTATGAGGATTGTCTTGTAATATATCTTTTAGCTTTAATTCTAATGGTATTTTTTTGGGGAATTTAAAAGAATGTTTTTCATCGCGAAAACCTACTATAAAAACTCTTTCCCTATTTTGTGGGATTCCAAAGTCTTTTGTGTTTAGAACTTTATAATATACATAGTAATTCAAGCCGTCTTCATAAGTGGTGAAACTATATTGTTTGTTAACTGTCTTTGCTAGACAATCTAAAATGGTTAAAAATGTCCGCCCCCCATTATGACTTAACAAGCCTTTCACATTTTCTAACACAAAGTATTTTGGTTTTTTGGCTTTTAAGTATTGCAACAAATCAAAAAACAAAGTCCCTCTTGTGTCTTCAAAACCTTTTCTTTTTCCAGCCATTGAAAATGTTTGACAAGGAAACCCAGCAACATATAAATCTACATAAGGTGTTTCGTTGTGGTTTCTTTTAGTTATATCATCATAAAAGTTTTTTGTTTTGTAGTTGGCTAAATAACTTTGTTTTGCGTATTTATCCACATCACAAGCAAACATTGATTTGTGTTCTATTCCCATTTTCATCAACGCTTGTTCTGGTGAACCTATACCGCTAAAGTCTGTTCCTATACTTATCATAATTTTATTTTAACATCTAAACCCCTTTCGTCTAATTCTTTAAACAATTGATTTGCTTTAGATATATTCTTTTCCTTTATGGTTATAATGTATTCGTCTTCCTTTTCTTCTTGTTCTATTTTGTCAATGTTTAAGCCAAGCTCTATTTCTTTAAAGCCCCAGTCTTTGAGTTCTTCTATTTCAAAATTACTTAATAAATCAAAGTCCCAGTCACCACCGCTTTTGTTTAGTCTGATATTAAGCTCTCTTTCTTCTTCTGGCGTTAGGTCTAAAACAACACATTCAATTTCTTTGTGGTTTAACTGTTTAGCCACCTTCAACCTTTGATGACCACCAACAACAATGTTTCCATTTTTATTGATGATAATTGGGTCTACAAGTCCGAATTTTACAACAGACTCTTTTAATTTATTGAATTGTGTCTTGCTTATTTGTCTCGGATTGTATTGAGCTGGTTTAAGTTTATTTATTTCTATTTTTTTTATTTTCATTATTTAAAGAGTTGATTTATATAGTGTGTTAAATATATGGCAATTGGTGTGCTAATTATTAATGTTATAATGTTCAAATGTGGCTCACCACAAAATCCAAATATGTGTTTTATTAATTCCATTACTTTTTTTTAAAGCGTTTTTCGTGTTCTATTAGTCCATATATTTGATGACAAGTGTTTTCTAAATGCTTTATTCTTGCAAACATGTTGAACATATTATCGTTCTCGCATTTATTATGGCAATCTCTACACAAAGCCATTAAGTTTTCAATATAGTCTTTCTCTTTCTTTGAACCAAATTTTGATTGTTTGGTTAAGTGGTGTATATCAACCGCCCTATCTTGACACATTTCACAAGGAACAAAGCAAGTTTCTGAATATCCAAAAAAGTTCATATAAATTTCAGTGTGCTTCTTCATACTTCTTTCTTGGCATGATTTTTAAATCGTCTGTTGAAGCCGTTAAAATAAACTTCTTTTTACAGAAATAGCAACAATCCTCTTTTATTAGTGTTTCTCTAACACAATTAAGACAGAACCTAAATAATTGACTACACGTCACAACTTTTTTCATATATCTTTTGTAGGTTTTTTAATGTTCTTTTATTACAAG